TTTCTTTTTAAACCGAATGTGCTATTCTGCGCGTGGGGCAACATTAGCCTTGCAGACAGGATCACGCCCCACCTGACGTTGCACAGACTGCATGGCGAAACCTTGTGCAAGGGGTATTAATATGGCTTCAACTACCTTTACAGGTCCAGTGACATCCACAAACGGTTTTGTCGGGGATATCAAAGTTCCAACATACACAGTTGCAACTGCACCATCAGCTTCAGATGCTGGCGCTGGTACACTTGTTTACGTTTCAGACGGTGCTGCTGGTTCAGCAATCCTAGCGTTCTCTGACGGAACAAACTGGAAGCGTTCAGATACAGGCGCAACCATCTCAGCATCATAGGTGACGCATGAGTAGGTTTAAACCACCAAGCGCAGAAGAGTTAGCAGCAAGAGGTCTGAACCCAGATGGGACGCCTCTTAAAACTAAAAAAGTTCGTGCGCGTAACGATGATGGTACGCTCAAAGCAGATGACCCTTCCACACCTGATGTAAATGAGGCATGGGAAGAAAAACCTGTTAAAAAGAAGCGTGGCCGTCCACCAAAGAAAAAGGATAGCTAATGTCTAATTCAGACGTAAAAGCCAAACGCCTTACAGGAACTGGTGGGGCGTCTGTTGGCCGCGCTAGACTTCGTCAGATACAGGTTCTTACTGGTGCTGGCGCTGGGCGCTTGACATTAACTGATGGGAATGGCGGTTCAACGATCTTGGATCTCGACTTTCTAGCGTCAGACTCTCACTCTGTGAACATCCCAGACAACGGTCTTTTGTTCACAAGTGACATCTACGTTGGAACGGCGACCAATGTCACCGCTATGACAATCTTCTATAGCTAGGAGCAAAGATGGCTCAGATATCTTCGATTAGTAGAGTTGGAACTACTGAGCCATTCGAGCTACAAGTTTCGCGTGGCCAAATACCTTGGCACACCTCGTTGTTTAAATATGGCTATAACGGCAATATCATCAACGTAGAAGAAACCATCTGGGACGCTGGCGGTATATACGCATATCCAAGCTCTGCCGTCGCTATGACTGCAACAAGCGCAAGTGGGGCAACCGACTCAGGCGTGACTGGCATTATCTTCGGGCTAGATGCAGACTACAACGAAGTCTCAGAGACATTCACACTGGACGGATCTGGGACATACACAACCACGCAGACATTCTTGCGTGTGTTTAGAGCTTACATAACTGGATCTTCTGCGCCAGCAGGGAACATCACAATCGCCAACGGTGGCACAACATACGCGCAAATCACTGCTGGTGAAAACCAGACGCTGATGGCCGTATATACCGTGCCAGCAGGGAAAAGCCTATATGTCAATCAAGGCATAGCTACTCACGGAACAGGCACTTCTGGTGGCGTATTTATGACTGTGCGATTTTTAGTACGCAACGAAGGCGAAGTCTTTCGGACAGCAGTCAAGGTTGATGTTTCTGAAAGCGAGATCCTGTACCCATTTGCCCAGCCACTAAAGATACCAGAAAAGTCTGATGTCGAGGTCAGGGCGATCTGTAACAAAAACCAAGCAAACGCCATGTCAGCGTCGTTTGATGGTATAATTGTTGAGGAGTCTATCTAATGGCTACTTCAGGAACAGTGGCGTTTCGACCAAATGTTGAAGAGATCATCACTGAGGCATTTGAACGCTGCAACATAGATCCGCAAACTCAGACAGGCGATAGGGCGGTATCAGCGCGTCGTAGCCTCAACCTACTCTTCTCTGAGTGGGCAAACAGGGGGATCAACTACTGGGCGGTGGAAGAGCAAACACTGGCACTGGTGAGCGGCACAACGTCTTACACACTGCCAGCAGGGACAATAGACATCATCAGTGCGGTGATCCGTGACAGTGGATCTGGCACAAACTCTGATCAGATCGTCAATCGCGTATCCATATCGGACTATAACCAGCTCCCAAACAAAAGCTCTCAAGGCAAGCCAAGCCAGTACATGCTAGACAAGCAGTTCACGCCTGTCGCTTACTTTTGGCAAGTTCCAGACTCATCAAACTACAGCATGGTCTACTGGGCAATCCGACAGCTCGAAGATGTCACGGCATCAAACCAAGATGCAGACATCCCATATCGCTGGAACGAATGCATCTGCGCTGGGTTGGCAAGCAAGTTATCAATGAAGTTCGCACCTGAGAAGTTCGCTATGCTAAACGAGATGTACGAAAGAGCATTTAACTTTGCAGCAGCATCAGACAACGACGGTGTTTCTCTGAGGGTTCAGCCGACAGCGCTGAATTTATATTAATGGGCAAGTACGCAAGAGGTAAAAGATCTCAAGCGATAAGCGATAGAGGCGGTTTAAAGGTCAAGTACACTGACCTTAAAACCACTTGGGATGGCTTGCGTGTATCTCCAGAAGACTGGGAGCCAAAGCATCCACAGCTTACCCCAGCCAAGAATGTTGTTGATGCCACAGCGCTCTTTAACCCACGTCCAGACAATGACCCAGAGAATGTAGAATTTTTTGTCGGATACAATTACGATATTTTCTTAGACCCACGTCAGAGGCCACCTGTTGGCATTCCGGGTCACGGTGTTGTTGCGCCTATATCTGCTATTGAGTTTGAATTTCCAGTTAATGGCGTTTTTGGAACAGCAACATTAGGTGATTATGATACAGGAACTGCTGTTAATGGTCTATCTGGTACGGCTGAAATTGGTGATTACACAGGAGAAGCTGAGTTAACTGAGACAGGTTTGGCTGGTGATGGCGACACAGGAACGGCAACGCCAAACATTGTTATTAATGTTTCAGCGACAAGTGTAACTGGTACAGGCGCACTAGGAGACTTTGACACTGCAACTGTTGTTAGTGGTCTTGCGTCAACAGGTTCGCTTGGAACATTTATACCTGAATCAGAAATTACTGAAAATGGCCTAGCTGGGGCTGGCGCACTTGGTACATTTACTGAAGAAACAGAGCTTGAAGAAACAGGTGTTTCTGGCACAGCAGTTTTGCATGTTATTGGTGAATCTGGTGGTAGCGAGTTCCGCGTTAACGTAACAGGTATAGCTGGTGTATCTGGCGTTGGTACAATTGATGAGGAAGAAGCTGTCTCAGAAATCTCTGAAACTGGTCTAGGTGGCACAGGTGCTATTGGAACAGTTACAATTGCATACGGATATGGTAACAATGGTTGGGGCGATGGAACTTGGGGTAATGGCTCATGAATTACACACAGCTAGTAGCTAACATTCAAAACTTCTTGGAAGATGATAGCGCAGAGTTGTCAGCCTCTATTGATCAAATCATCGCACAAGCTGAAGAGATGATTTATCAGCGCCTACCAAACTTGCCGTGTTTTAGAAAGACAACGTCAGCAAGCCTTGTGCAAGGCACAGCAGATTACGTTGTCCCAGATGCCAGAATGATCCGACAAGTTTCTGTCATTACTTCTGGATCTGCATCATATCTCAATCACAGAATAGACTCGTACCTTCGTGATTACTGGCCAAACTCTACAACAGAGGGTGTGCCAGAGATGTATGCAACCAAAACAGCAGCTACTGGTGGTACGACAATCACACTGGCCCCTACCCCAGACGCCACGACATCAACTTATCAAGTTGACTACATCGCCCCAGAAACAGGTTTAAGTTCAGGTAACGCAAATACTTGGATTGGAGATAACGCAGAAAATGTGTTATTAGCAGCGTGTCTATATGAAGCATCAGCCTTCCTCAAAGCTGGAGAAACACTATCGCTTTATAAGACACAGTTTGACGAAGCAGTGCAATTATTTGTACAAGAAATGCAGCGAGACTATGCTGCTGAATATAACGGAGGCTTATAATGGCTATTACTCAAGCAATGTGTACCAGCTTTAAGGAAGACTTGTTCCAAGGTGAACAAGACCTTGATACTGATACAATCAAAATAGCGCTGTATACTTCATCAGCGACTTTGGACTCAACAACTACAGCATATACAACGACTGAAGAGATTACAGGGACAGGCTATACGGCTGGTGGTGTGACTCTTACAGGTGCTACAATTGGTACATCTGGAACTACAGCATATGTTGATTTTGATGATCCTGAATGGACATCTGCATCATTCACAACGGCTGGTGCTTTGATTTATAACTCAACACAATCCAACCAAGCAATCGCAGTATTAAGCTTTGGTGGAGACTTCACAGTGACATCAGGTACGTTCCGAATTGTATTCCCAGCGGCGGGTGCAACTGCTATCATTCGTATCGATTAATATAAGGAAAAAACAGTATGGCTAGTACCTTTGACAATGACCTTCGCCTCGAAGAAATGGCCACTGGCGAGAACGCTGGCTCTTGGGGTACGAAGACTAATACAAACCTTGAATTGATAGCGGATGCATTCGGTTACGGATCGTTTACCGTAGCAGATGCTGATACCACACTTACTATCCCAGATGGATCTGGATCAGACAATGCTCTGCGTTCTTTTGCTCTGAAGATAAACTCCAGTGCGGATCTAACTACAACTAGAACACTTACTCTTGATCCCAACACAGTCAGCAAAGTTTGGATTATTGAGAACAACACAAGTGGTGGCCAGTCAATCATCATAAGCCAAGGATCTGGTACAAACATCACGATTGCAAATGGTAAGTCTAAAATCATTGCAACTGATGGCGCTGGAGCAGCGGCTAATGTAGTTGAGCTTTCAGAAGATTTATCAATCATCGATCTGTTTATTGATAATGATCTTACTGTTGATGGTGACATTAAAGCTGGTGGCGGCGATGGCGCAGTTACATTTACAGCAGCAGGGTCTATGAAGTTTGTAGACAACGATGCTGCTGCACTTGTCTTCGAAGAAGCTAACAACGCCTACATGACATTTGTCACAACAGACGGTTCTGAGGCGGTTAAGTTTGATAAAAATGTTGATATCAATGCAAACTTAGATGTCGATGGCGGCACGATTAAGCTGGATGGTAACTATCCTGTTGGCACTGGCAACGTGGCGTTGGGTGATGGTTCGTTAAATGCTTCTATTACTGGAGCAAGGAACACAGCACTAGGTAATGTATCTTTAGCTGGGTTAACTTCAGGCGCACATAACGTTGCGATTGGAGACAATGCTGGGAATGATATTTCATCAGGCAGTAATAACGTTGCAGTTGGTAGTGCAAGTTTAGATGCAGCCTCAACGGCGTCTAATAATACCGCCGTGGGCTATCAGGCTCTTTCCGATAATTCTTCAGGTGAGCATAACGTAGCGATTGGGGCTAATGCTGGGGATGACTTAACCACAGGTAGTGACAACGTAGCTGTTGGGTCGAATGCTTTGAGCGCTGTGGTAACTGGTAGCAACAACGTAGCTGTTGGTCGAATTGCGCTGCGTGAAAATAGTTCGGGCGCTTATAACACAGCTATCGGGTCGAACGCACTTTTGTCCAACACCACAGCCTCTAGCAACACTGCTGTGGGCTATCAAGCGGCTTATAGCAACACAACAGGCACAAGCATTGACGCTTTCGGTGTTGGTGCTTTGTACGCCAATACCACAGGCACAAACAATGTGGCAATGGGCGCTAGTTCACTTGTATCAAACACAACTGGTGCAAGCAATTCTGCTTTTGGTCGTGATGCTTTAAGAAACAGCACCACCGCCAGCAACAACACAGCAGTTGGCTATCAGGCTGCTTATGCAAATACTACAGGAACAAACTTTACAGCGGCGGGATATTGGGCATTAAAAAGCCAGACAACAGGCACACAGAACGCAGCGTTTGGTAATTATGCTTTAAGTGGTGTTACAACAGGGGGATACAATACAGGAGTAGGTTATTTAGCTCTAGGTAATGCTACAAATACAGGCTCTTATAACACAGCGTTTGGTGGCCTTGCACTACAGTCTGTTACCAGCGGTGATTCAAATGTCGCTATGGGTTTTCAGTCAGGTTATGGCGTAACAA